CTAATTTAAAACTACCTAAAAGTGTCTACGGCAGTTAATGTCGCGACTCTGCCTCTGTGCCTCACACATATAACACCAGCAACCTGGATTTACATATAAGAATGGTACTAGCTCTTTTAGGTAGTTTATTTAGTATTATAAAACATCGCTTTTAAGCGTGCTTTACTATAGTTGTTATTAAAAAAACTTTTACTTCTATTATATCTTTTACTTGCCCAATTAACAAGTTCATATTTATACTTATAAGGACAATAATTATTATACATCTTACTCCTTTCACATACAGTTATGTGTGTGGTATATATAAAAAAACACTTATATCACCCACGTAATCGTGCAAGTGATATAAGTGCTATATGCTATCTATGCTATTTATGCATTCAGTATTGCATCTAATGTATCATTAACCATATCGTTATTGTTATCGCAAATGGTTAATGTTGGTGATAATGGATTACCAGCGTTGCTTAATTTGGCATTACCATTATCATATACATTAGGGGCATAGTATAATTTGAAATCATCATTAGTAATCATAGCATTTAAATCAGAAAGTTCTTTATCTGATAATTGCTGTTTAAGAGTAATGACGATGTTATCATTATCAGATGCTTTAATCCAAGTAACTAATGAACTTACTGATTTAATTACTGATTTACATTCATCTTTAATGATTTCAAATTTACCTACTAATAGTTCTAATACTTCTTTCATATCTATTTCCTTTATTTATGTTATAAGTTAGCGAAGCGTCAAGGGGCAGAGCACTACAGTCTTGCAAAGAGATATAAGTGGCTAGGGTAGTGATTTTCCAACGTAAATTTTCAACGTAAAGTCTACCCTATGCCACTTATTTTGCAAGGGTGTGGTGCAGTGTATATCTCGTGCACCCATTCTACAACAATTTTTTTGTATATTGTTTTTTTCAACGGTATTAGTGTTTTTACGTGGTAAAAAAGGGGGGAGAGCTTACAGTGGCTACTGTATATATGTTTAGGTAATAGCTACTTATCTCTTTAAACACGTATATTCTGACTTTAGCTACTGTATTAGCTACTATATATACTACTACGTAGTAAAATAGCCGAATTACAGTATAAAGTCAAGTCTTTTTTTATTTTTTATTTTTATCTTGTGTGATACACGTCACATGAGTTATATTTATCGATGGTCAAATTAACTGATATAGCAAAAAGGGTAGCTTCAGATATGGTTTTACGCAGTTCTAGGCGTATAATACCTGTTTTTATCGACGATAACCAATTTGCTAGAGTAAATGACCCTTTATGTAAACAAGCCGAGGAGATAGCTTTTAGCGATATGGAAGAGTATGGAGTAGATATTCATCCTGATTTGTGTAATAATGAGTAAAGAGATACAATTACTTACATTACAAGAGTTTGCTAGAAAATATAGAATTAAAGACCCTTATGATAAAACTGAGTATGACTACCTATATGCTCATCGGCACAATATTAAGCCTGATTCTGATGGGAACTGGCCTAAACGGAGGAAAAATGGGAGATAAATTAGTTTCAGAAGCTAAACAAAATATTGTAAATGATGTTATGTTAGATAAATTATTTAATGCAGTTTCGTATGCAGAGATGGGACCTCAGTATTTAGAAGCAATCGGACAATCTCATCCATATATAAGAACATCTGCAGCTCCTCCAACAGGTTCTAGTGCATATGGACCATTACAGTTGACAAGTGGTCCTGAAAGTATGGTACAATCTATATTAGCTGATAAGTATCATGGTGTAAGACGGAAAATTGGTCTCACCTCTAAAGAATTAGAGTATATGAATAGATTTGTTGAGCAAGGAGAGAAGTTCTTAGAATATGGGAAAGAACCAGGTAAACCAGGATACGATGTAAAATATGATTATAGTAGTAAAATCCCTGGAAGTGGAGCTGGAGATTTATCATCTCCTGACGATAGAGCTCTTTATGATGCTATTGGTAGGAAGATAATTGATTACGAATATAATATACAGGCTCAAGGAGACCCTATGTTATTTCTTAGGAATTGGAAGCAAGGAAGAGGCGATTCTCCAGAGAAGAGCGAGCAATGGGTAAGATTTATAAATAGTAAAGCAGGTCAGGATTATATACAACGGTTTAAAGCAAATTTAACGCAATAGTGTGTATTAGCTGCATTATAGTTGCAAAGTTGTTATTAGCTGGAATAGGCATTTTAACTGTTGGGGTATTACTATATTTATTAGTTAGCGATTGGGATAACCACAATTGGTAAATGAAAGGAAACATATGTTAGAATTATTGAGCATATTAATATTTATTTTTATATTATGGAGATTTTATAAAGAGACGTAAAGATTTATGTATATTATTAAGATAAAACATAGAGGAGACAAAGAGGAAACACATTATCCTATTTATAAGGAAAAGGAAGCAAAACAGCGTGATATTAAGTATAAACCGTGGAAAGATGCTATTGTTGGGGAAAATGCCCTTTCTGATGATGGGTATGTGTCAAGTGTACTTTCCCGTCGTGAGTATATTGATAATACAGGTCGTAAGAATGTTTATATGAGGTTTCCCTTTGGATATACATTTTTTAGCCCGAAACATAAAGCACGCCCTTTAAATGTTAAGGGCAGGAAAACTAATGGTACTTTGACTGGAAAACCTTATTTAGAGGTACAGTCTAAGCAGAATAGAATGAAATCACTTGCGATGATGTTTGCTATCAAGCCTGATTATGACCAGGCAATGGAATGGGCCTTTGGAGAATTAACTGATTCTCAAAGACGCAGGTGGAAACGTACAATGAAAACGGAGATATTTCAAAATATGGTAAGAGATGAATTAGCTAAACGTTTAAAGGAGCATGGTCTTGATGAAGACTATACGTTGGAGTTATTAAAAGAAGCTATAGAGTTAGCTCAGAAAAAGGGAGATACTACAAATATCTTAAAAGCAGTAGATAACTTGCAGGATATGCATGGTATGAAAGAAAAGCATTTATTAAAGACTACTGATAAGATTGAAGCATTTTCTAGTGTTAAACTTATTGATGAGTTAAAAGAAGAAGAAAAGAGCTTTATAGCTCAAAGAACACAAATTGAAGAAAAGAAGGAAGATAATAATGATAAAGAATAATTCGCCTTTACAGGCATTATTTGAAAAAGGTGATTTACCTGGTATAACACAAGTTGATGTTATTAATCAGGCTCATCCAGGATATATGCAAGCAGCTCCAGACCCTAATGTTATAGCTCCTGCTGGGACTAATGTATTTGGACAACCTACAGAACCTTTAACAAAAGAAGATTTAATGAATGTAGCAATGGGTAGTGGTAGTCCTATGGCAATGGGAAGTGTAGCTAAAGGTGGTAAGAATTTGTTATCTAGTGTGTTAAAGAAATTGACCAAAAAGCAAAAAGACCAAGGTATTGGACATATAGTTGATGTTCCTAAAGCTACAAGAAGATTCACTAAAATGAGAGATAAATATATTGATGATATTAGTGGGTATGATGAACAAGAGTTTTATAAAAGATTACAACGATTTGAAATAGACTTTAATCCATCCAGTCCAGGGTTTGACCCAAAAAAATTCGATGAGTTGTATAATGCAGGTTCATATAATAAATATATAAGTAAAAAATGGGGGCAACGTTCTGAATGGGGTCAAGAGAATCTTAAGCCTGCTGATAAACCTTTTTCTAAATCATATATAAGAAAAAGAAATCAAGAAGCTTCGGACCATTTTGATATGACTGGACAAGAAGTAGACCCAATATATTAATTATGGATTTTGAAGAAAAGTATGCTCAATTAGAAGCATTGAAGAAGATGCGGAAGAATATGGCACTATTTGGAAGGTATTGCTTCCCTACAGCCCTCCGCAAGCAAACGCCACCGTTCCATCATGAGGTGTATGCTTCTTTAAAAGACGACGACACTAAGAGAGTGTTAATAGCTGCTCCGAGGGGAACGGCAAAGAGTACTGTTACCACTCTTATCTATCCACTTTGGAAAACTGCATTTAAAGCATCTAAAGAAGATTTGTTTATAGTTATTATATCTGAGTCACAAGCTCAGTCAATTAACTTCTTATCACGTATAAAATACCATTTAATACACTCTGAGAAGTTTAAAGCTGTATTTGGAGATTTGGGTCCTAATACTGCATCAAGATGGACAGGTACTGATATTGTGCTTGCTAATGGTACTAGGATAGTAGCTGTAGGTACAGGACAAAGAGTTAGGGGTTTTATTGAAGGGGATACAAGACCTAATCTTATTATAGTAGATGATT